TGTTCAGGAATTGGCAGGACAATTGTTGAGTATTGGGAGGGAGATGGGACTTACTACAAAGAGCGCTTTTGCGAGTGTGATGAAGGGAGGCGGCAGTACCAGATAAGGGCTGAATATCTCGAGCGAAGAAGAAAAGGCTTGACAAGGGCGGACGGAAGCGTTATCAGAAAAGAGAAAGATACGTCATGAGCTGCTTCGATCCTTACGACTGTCTTGATAATTGCGGCTCTATCTGCGTAACGACATCTTCCTCCCCGATTGGGAATGGATATATGTATTATCCATATCCGCCTGTCTATCCAACAGTTACAATCATCGAACAACCTATGAAACTTGATCCACCAGTGATCAAGAAACTTCCAGAAGGAGTTGAAATGAAAAAGCTTTACGAGGTCTACTTAGTCTACGGCGAGAATCGGTATGCCCCCATCATCCACAGAGAACAGGTCATTGCCGACAACGAAGAGGACGCCAAGATCAAGTCGGGCCTTCATTCTAAGGTTATGGCATCCTGGGACTCCGACTACTTGACCTTTAGGGCCATCGAGATCATGGATATCAAGGTCAAGGAGAAGCCTAAGGAAGTCAAGCAAGTCTAATGGACGACAACTATTTCGACTCAGAGAAGGCCTTTAAGGACGCCGTAGAGCCCAGCCGTAGGGCTTTCCTGAAACACATGGTAGCCCTCGGGGCGGGGGCTGTGGCAGCGGCAAAGTCCAAGGTAGAAGCGAAGCCCGCCCCGATTTCTCCTGACAGAACGGAGCCGATCATAACCTCCGGGTACGCCCAGGAAGTTCCCCCACCGGCAGAGGGGTACACGTTCTGCGATCCTCTTGCATATACTTTTGTTCCAATAGCTTATACATCGATGAGTTACTCTCCAAACGCCTCGCTCACTTGTGGCTGGTCTACCAACGAGGAGGGTTATTATGCCTTACGTAAGAAGCGGTAAGTGCGTCTATCACAAGAACCCTGACGGATCCAGGGGTGCCAAGAAGGGCTGTTCCTCATCGGTAGAGGGGGCCAAGAAGTACCTAGCTGCACTGTATGCCAATGAGCCTAAAGCAGATAAGAAAGGGAAAAAGTAATGGCCATTAAGTTCGAGAAGAATATATCAATGACAGACTTCATTGAGCGGATCCTCCCGTTCACCCCCTGGGCTGTCGGAGACATCCAGAAGTGGGCCATTGACATGGCCAACAACGGGGAAGACTACTTCTGTATTGTACGAGACATCAGGTTTAACATCAGCAAGGAGTCCGTCCTCGAGTACGCCAAGGATCACGGGGTAGACAACAGCTTTAACGACGAGGCTGACGACGCTTTCAAGGCTGCCGTCGAGGGCGTGGAGCCCGCCAAGAGGAAGCCCGGACGGCCCCGTAAGGCCCGCCCTGGAGATCCTTTCCCCTCAGAAGAAGAGATTCAGACGGAAAACTTTAAATGACCGAAAGAACCAATGTACTATTAGAAGACATAGTAAAATTGCTGATCTTGCAATTAATTACTAGCGGTGTACCAATAAAGAGAATAGCTAGGTCTCTTGGTATATCAGAAAAGTATTTCAATGAATGCTTTCGTTGGGCAAAGAGCGTCAAGTGAGTGAACACAGGCTAAGCGGGGCAATCGGCCTTCTTGAGCAGAAGGATATCTTTGGAGACTTCTCCGACGCAATCGCTATCTTAAAAGCAGCCGAATCTGCAGATAAGATCAGCATGACGAGATGGCTTAACGAAGCAGAGGGGGCCCTGCGTAGTCAACACGGAGACTTTAGATCCTATCTTGACGCTTTACCTGGGGAGTACTTTGACAAAGCGTCCTGACGCCTGGGAAGCCGAGGAGTCAGAGCCCACGGCCATGGAATTGGCCACAATGTCCAACATCGTCAAAACAGGCTACGATCTATCTAAACTCAAGGACTGTGCAATACAGGCGGGCGCTGGGTCCAACGCCAGCAAGGTGGCCATGGGGGCTTTGCGCAAGATGGGTAACAACCCTAAGATGCAGCATGCCCTCAAAAAGGCTGGTATAACAGCTTCCAAGCTGGCAGAGAAGCTGTCCCAGTTACTCGATTGTGAGCACCCCGCCTACCCTGGGAAGCCCGACAACACCAACCAACTCAGGGCTTTCGAGACCGCCGTCCGGATCATGGACGGCATGCCCAATCCTAGGCTCGAGATAGACAACCGCGAGACCATATCCATCAACATTACAGCCGAGCTTGTGGACCGGATCCGCAAGGTAACCGGGGAAGAGATCATCGATGTCACTCCAAGAGACGACAAAGGGTTTTTCCCCGAAGGATCTTGAGTCCCGAAGGTGGTGGAAAGACCATTGCCGGGACATGTTCTTCTTCCAGACCATAGTTCTGGGCAACGCCTGGCCTGATAGATACCACGATTTCGGGCCTGTACAGGAGAAGATGTGCAGGTTCCTCAATACCCGGACCACCCCCAGCCGTAAAAAGTACCTCTCCGCCTTCCGATCCAGCTTCAAAAGCACCGTTTTAGAGGGCTTTATGACCTACGAGTTCGTCTGGGCCAAGGAGGAAGACCGCCCCCTGGGGATCACCTATAACACCGCTACAAAGGAAAATTCGACCATGTTTTCCTATAATGTGCGGTACGATCTGATCAATAACCCCCTGTTGCAGTGGATTTTCTGGCCGAAACTGCCCCAGACAGAGGCCGGATATGACAGTTTTACCAAGGGTCTGGTCCGTTTGGGCCACGCCAAGCTCGAGTTTGCCTCTTTTGACACCATCCAGGTCGGCCGACACAGCCCGATCATGGTCAACGACGACCTTGAGAACGACACAAACGCCTATTCCGATACCCTGAGGTCTGAACTTATCGAGAAATGGAAGCACCAGAAGGCCATTTTGACCAAGATCCGCAGCCGGGGCATCGGTTTGGAGATCGATATCGGCACCCCGTACCATTTCCAGGGGCTGATGTGGAAGATCCGCCACCTTTCTGGCTACGATAAGCTCGTAATCCCGTGCTGGACTGTGGATCAGGACGGTGTGCGGCACATTACAATGCCAGAACTGTATACCGAGCAGGATTTCCTCGAGAAACTTGAGGAGATGGGCCCGGCGATCTTCTCCGCCCAGTACCTTCTTCACCCCCTGGCCGAGGAAGACGCCCTCTGCAACCCGAAATGGATCAAATACTACTCTTCCCTGCCTGAAAACACCTGGAGATCGATGGTCGTAGACCCTGGCGGGTCGGATCCTAAGACGAAAGACGCAACCGGCATAACCATCCTCGACACAGACGAGAAGGGTGACATGTATGTTGTGTATTACAGGAAGATGTGGCTTACGCCAGTAGACCTGATGGACACCATCAACCACCTCAAGGAGGAGTTTAAGCCAGATGACATCAGAATCGAGAAAGAAAAGTATTCGACCACTATCGCAGACACTTTCAGGCACCGATTCCCCCTATTACACATCTCCTACGTGGAGCACCAGAAGAGGGATAAGGGACAGCGGATCTGGCGACTCAAGCAGTGGCTCCAGACAGGCAGGATCTATATCCACCAGGACGCCCGAGAACTCGAGACGGACCTTCTCCAGTACCCCCACCTGGATTTTGATGATGGCCTGGATTCCCTTGCTTATCATCTTGACATACGACGCATTCCTCCGAAGATTGTTAAGCCCCGATTCCAGCCTCAAATAGAAACGACGTTCGACGAAGAGTTTGATAGGTTCGTTGGCAGGTTCCGTGATAAGTCGGACAAGAGATCCGTTAACGACTCTATATATTGAAAAAAACCTTGACAACCACAACATCTTGTGCTACACCACACGCAGGAGCAAACATGTTCGGGAAACCCAAGTCAAGTGAAAGTCTAGAAAACCTCACGAAAGTACTTGGGGAGCTTGTTCGGCTCCAAGCAGAGACAAATAAAACATTAAAACAACTATCCCATGATAATGCTCAGTTCTTGAGCACTCTAACCTCTTTCCTGATCCATGAAGACCAACGTAAAATGCGACAGGAAGCAAAGGACTATGAGCAAGCCCAAAGTAAAACGCCGACAAAGTATGATGCGATTTACTAGGGGAGACACGGGTGCCAAGCGAACTATGGGACAAGCAATATCTTAAAGAATCAGAATATAACGATCATCTAGAGTTTATTAGATACCAGAAAGAAGAAGCCCCTGTCGTGGCCAAGTGGCACGGCAAGTGGAAAGAACTTATCGCCTGGGCCAACGGAGACCAGTTCACAGAATGGTCGGCCGAGGACAACTCCCTCAAGCCCGTTGAGCTTAGGATCCGCAAGAAGAAGGTTGTCATCAACCTGATGAAACCTCTTGGGGAGGCCATCGATGGCAAGATTGACTTCAACTATAGGCTCGCTGGATTTCCCAACTCTAGCGAGACTAAAGACATCGAAGCAGCCAAGGTGGCTACGAAGTTTCTGGCGGACAATGACTATGCTAACGATTCAGAATCCCTCATGGATTACTTTAAGCAGGATCTCATCGATACTGGAAACGCATGCATCACCTGGCAGTATGACAAAGAACGAAAGGACTCAACTGGAAATAGCGGCCTGGTCGTGGGCCGTGTCCCTTCGATCTTTAATGTTCGACCAGACCCTACTGCAAAAAATCGAGAAGAGATGCGCTGGTTCATCGAGTACAAAGAGATCGAGCGCGGCCTCATCAAAGACGAATTTGGAGTTGACGACTATGACATCGACGGGCCCCCGGAAGAAGCTGGTCCACAGAATACCAGTGAGTCAAAAAAGTACAAAGGCCTTTATGAGTATATCGACGAAAAAGACCCGAGGGAACTCACGGACATCGTCGCCTTTTACTGGGAGAGGAAGAACGACGAATACCCGAAAGGGCGGCTGATCATAAGCACTGGGAAGTGCATCCTCTACGCGAAGTCCAACCCGGCCAAGGGCCAGGTCCCGTTCTGGATGGCCGAGTACAAGAGAGCAGGAAACTCCCCGTGGGGGACTGGTCCTTACTACCACGTCCAACCCATCCAGCGGGAGATCAACAGGCTTGTCAGCATCATCTCCGAACACTACGAGGGATGGCGGGCAAAGATGTTGATGCCCGAGGATTCGGTAGTCAAGAAGGGAGCGTTCACCACAGACAGCTTCGAGATCCTGGAATATGACCCAACAAAGGGTGAGCCTCATCCGGCCAGCATGCCAGAGTTATCTCCGCAGCTGATGGTATGGAAGGACTTCCTCATTGGAGCGTTGAATCAGGTGGCCAACGTCCATGAAGTGAGTTACTCCCAGCTCCCCAAGTACTCGTCCCGAGCGCCCGCCTCCCTCTTCTCCATGATGCTAGAGCAGGAGAACATGAAGATCGACCCGCTGCTCAAGCGCATCAACAAGATGATCCGAGAGATGGGGAAGTTCCGCCTCCAGCTCATGGGGGATTACTACAACAAGGAACGCAAGATCAAGATCGTCGGCCAGGGCGAGGCCACGTCCGTCGACATGTTCGAGGGCGCGGACCTCGAGAACAACTACGATGTAAAGCTCGAACAGGGAGTGCACATGAAGCAGTCCCGTATTGTGCAACAGCGCCTGCTCATCGAGCTGTGGCAGACCGGAGTCCTCAAGGATCCGGCCAAGTTCATCCGTATGCTCGGAGAGGGGGACATCGAGGAGTCCCTGAAGTCCGACTATATCGACGAATCTAGGGCCCGCAGAGAGAACCAGGCGTTCCTCAGTGGGGTCTGGAAGAACGAGCGTGATAAGGGCGGCGTGTTCATCTACCTCCACGACGACGATGCTATTCACATGACAGAACACACCGACCTGGCCAAGTCCGAAGAGGCCATGCGCTGGGATCTCGAGACATGGACCGGGCTGCAGAATCACATCATGGAGCACATGATGAAGATGCAGAAGCTTGCGGCTATGGCCCAGCAAGCCCAGGCGGCTCAGGCCCAGATGGCCCAGCCACAGGTTCCACCCCCTCAGACGATGGCCGAAGGGGCTACTGTTACGCCAGAAGTGGCAAGAACTCGCCAAATGACGAGTGTACAATAACACTAACCGCTAAGGAGTGATCATGCCAGAAGAGAAAGAAGCCCAAGCGAAACCGGAAGGGAAGCAGGCTTCACAGGTACATTTCGACGATCTTTTCGCCAAGGGATGGGCTGAAGCCGTAGAGCCGGAGACCGCCCCCGCCCCGCCTGCCAAGAAGGCCGACGAAGACGAGTGTCCTGACTGTCCGCCCGTTGGGACAGAAAGCAAGGACAGGAAGCCTATCGAGGTCCTCAAGCACAAGGGTAAGGAAGTCCCGGTCTACAGCAAGAAGCAGCTCATCGATATGGCTCAGCAGGGGTTTGACTACACCCAGAAGCGTCAGGCCGACTCAGAAGACAGGAAGAAGTGGGAGACGGAGTTTGACGCCAGGAACAAACAGCTGCTCGAACAGGCCAAGCGCTTGGACGCCATGCTGGCGGCAGCGCAAGATAAGGTCGGAGCGAAGCCGGAGCAAGAGAAGACGCCTGGTCAGCCTGTGGTGACGACTACAGGAGACAAGACCGAGGAACAGATTCTCAAGGAGTACGGCGTAGATCCAGACTACATCACGGACTACGAAAAGGGAGTCGTCCTGAGGCAGTATAAACAGGACCAGGAGATCAAGGAAGTGAAGAAGGTCGCCCAGATGATGCTTCTGGACGCCGTCTTCCGGCGCGTTGCCGTAACCATCGAGGACGCTCAAAAGGAATATCCGATTGAGGACGTTAAGCTCGAGGACGGCCGCAGCGCCACACAGGAACAGGTTATCAGCGTCTTCCAGACCAAGCTATCTGCGAAAGAGAATCAGCACCGGCCGATTCAGGAGATAGCCAGAGAAACGATCAAGGAAATCCACGAGTTCCAGAAGAAGGCGAAGGGCGAATCAGCACCGTCAGCTCCGGTGATCGACGAGGAGTCCATGACGCCAGAGGAATTTGCGGCCAAGTTCCCGAAGTTGTTTGCCAAGGTCAAGGGCGGTAACGGTTCCGATCTTCCTCCGACTTTGGATCGAGCCTCCAGGACCCCGGCAAGGGAGCCCGTCTCCCGGCCGAAGGTTGATCCACGCTACAAGTTCAAGTCTCTAGAAGAGGCTATTGAAGCCGGGATGAAAGATCCCGAAACACAGAAAGCTATTTCCGGAGGATAATCATGGCCGTCACGACACTGAGCACCACCGGACTGAACAAGTTCTTCCTTGAGTATATCAAGCCGGGCTTGGAAGTCATGTGGTACAACAACACTACAATCTATGATCGCTTCAAGACAGACACCGATACCTGCCTGGGCAAGTATGGTGTGCAGAAGGTCGTCTACGGGCAGCCCAAATCTGCTCGTCCGTCTTCCAGCACCACCTTCCCCACGGCCGACAGCTCGTCCTACAGCGAGTTCACCTTCTACATGAAGCGCGGTATGTACGCTTCTCTCCAGTTCGACAACCTGGCCATCGCCTGCTCCAAGGGATCCGGAGCGGTCAAGGAGCTGGTCAAGAGCGAGACCGAAAACCTCATGGCCTACATCCCGAACAAGCTTAACAAGCAGTTCTGGGGTGACGGGTCAGGCCGTCTCGGGATCGTCAAGACCGCCGTCTCCGCTTCCACGACCTGCTATGTGGACGGCGACACGACCAACTGGGGCCTCTTCGGCATCGACTCCAACTACTACACCGATCCTGGCAAGTACCTCTTCGAGGGAATGTCGGTAGACATCTACACGTCGGCCGGGGTCAAGGAAGTCGAGGATGTCAAGATCAGCACGATGTCCGACGACGCCGCTGGGACGAACACCCTGACGATGGCCGAAGCCATCACCTGCGGTGCCAACTCCCTGATCTTCGATCATGATACCTATGCGACCACGGAAGCTGCCGGTACCGGCGTTCCGATGGGCCTGCAGGGCATCATCTCCGCAACCAACCCCTATATCGGTATCACGGCCTCGAGCGCATTCCAGGGCGTCGACAGAACGGCCTATACCTGGGCCTGCGGCCAGGTCTTCAACATGGGCGCTGCGATCACCACGCCTGCCGTCGTTACCGAAATCAAGCTCCTGGAATGTATCCAGAAGATGGAGAAGTGGGGCACGATCAGCGTCATTCTGACCAATGACGTTATCTGGCGCGTCCTCTTCGAGATCCTCAAGGCCGACAAGACCATGCCCAACGACCCCGGTCTCTGGGGCGGCCTCACGGGCATCAAGTTCTTCGCTGGCAAGACCAAGTCGATCCCGATCATCTACGACGAAGACTGCCCGGACGGCCGGATCTACTTCTTCGATGATGGCTCGATCAAGGTTTCCGCTCCCGACAGGAACGGCCTCGATTGGCTGCCTGGCACAGACGGGAACATTCTCAGCAGGGTCCAGGGCAAGGACGAGTACGTGGCGAACCTTCGCTGGTACTACAACATGACCTGCTCCAGGCCCAAGGCGAACGGGTATCTCCGTTACGTCAAGCACTCTGCGACCTAAGGAGATCTGTTATGATCAGTATTGCCAAGGCTTTATTCAGCAAGCTCAAAGCAGAATCGGGCGCGGTTGTGGACTTGAAAGCCGCGTCAGGCGGTTTCTTTCTCCGCACCGCTACAAAGACCGCAGACTACACATGCGTCAAGTCCGACTCTGGCACAATCTTCAGCACCCGTGGAGCTGGCGGGGCGGTGATCTTCACCCTCCCTGGCCTGTGTGCTGGCTGGTGGGCGATCTTTATCGCTGGCGCGGCCCAGAATCTGACCGTCACTAACGCCGTGGCCGATACGCTGATCACGTTCGCAGACGTGACGGCTGACGGCCTGGCCATCGACGCTAACCAGCCTGGGAACGCGATCCTCGTCACCTGCGACGGGACGGCCTACTTCGCCTGCATGCTTCCCAACCTGGCCACCGACTTCACGGTTGCGACCTAAGGAGTAACACATGCCTACACAAATGGGTGCCAGCAAAGGCGGGTACGCCTATCCTCGTTTTCCTTTTGCCTTTCCCGTGACAAAAGTCACGGCGACATCAACTCTGAATCCTGGGCAGTGTGGTATTATTGTCGTGGCCGGGACAGCTGATGTTACCCTAACCCTTCCTTCCCCGACAGGGGCAACGGGGCTGTGGTATCTAATCGCTGTTTCAACGGACTACCACCTGACTGTGGCTGCTCCGACAGCAGATACTCTCATCACCTTCAACGACGTTGCTGCCGACAATATTCAGTTCACTACGGATGCGAACAATGTTGGCGGGATCATGCTTCTTTTCAGTGATGGGACTAACTGGATCGGTGACGCACTTACTGGTGGTACGAGAACGGTTGGTACGTAAGGATTGTAGGGAGGGGGCTTCGGCCCCCTCCCATATTTAACATGCTAATACCAGAGTGGTTTGAGAAGGAACTCAAGATCATCGACCCGTCCTACAGGGCGGAGGTTGAGGAGAACCTGATCGCTATCGTCAAGGATGTACACGTCAAACTGCCGCTGAAAGACGGCGGCACTGCCATTATCCACGGGCCCAGGACAATCGACGTGTTTGAGCACCCCAGCCATACGGCGCTGGAGAAGCTCAGGAAGAAGAAGTACGAGGGCCAGAGGATGAATATCGTCGAGAACCCCCTCAACGAGCTTCGGTGGCTCAGGGGGCTGGAAGAAGAAGCCAAGAAAAAGAGAGAGCAACTGGCTATCGATATGATGGCCGAGGGGCTTATGAAGATGCATAGATTAGAGAACACGAAGACGTTTGTCATGCCAGGAGGAAAAGATGGCGAATGATATTACTGCCCCTCATTTGTGGGTCCTGGATAGCACCGGAGCCGTCAAGGCTGCCGGGACCAAAGTCAGGGTCCTTCACGTCCATTACCAGGGGGCCGTCAGCGGTGACGATCTCATCCTGCAGGAATATGACTCTGCGGGTACCGCCAAGTCTGCCGTCGTCCTAAAGGCTCCATCGACCTTGGCCGTGGACATTTCGTACATGCCGCATGGTATCCTTCTCAACGGCCTGGCTGTTGGCACAATCGATGCGGGAACGGCCTACGTTATGATCGAAGGATACGAGATTCCCGGAGCGGCGTAATGACTAAAGCCGAGATCATTCTAGCAGCCCGCTACCTCGTTAACGAGCTTTCCAACGATGCGGGTGCGCTCATGAGTGATACCGGAAACTTGCAGGATTTTGTCTACGACGCTCAGGAGCAGGTTGTCCTGGATCTGGTGAACGTCATGCCGGATCAGATCCTGACTACCGAGGACGTGGGCCTAACTGCAAGCACGTCGTACTCGACACTTACCACGACCTTCTGGCAGGTGTGGAGCGTACAGGTCAATCTTTCCGACGAGACTCCGAGGGAGATCCGCATCATCGACCCTTCGGACATGCAGTATTTCAAGTATAACGGGCAGACAACCGACTACCCGCCATACTGTTACTTCACCGGAAGCAGGATCAACTGGGTCCCGACGCCGTCTGGTACAGTAGCCTCCTACGCAAGGGTGTATATGATCCGTCCGGAAGCGGTGAGCATGGGCACCGATGGACCGGCGTATCTACCTCCCGTCACTCATAGGCTCATTGCGTACCAGGCTGCGGTTATAGCCGGAACGGCGTTCGGGGCCATTACTACAGGGATCGAGAAGCTTTATGCCCGCAGGTTCTATTCGATCAGAAAGACATGGGCGGGCAGGTTCCACCAGCAGCCCAGGTTTGTCAAAGAATCGATCCTCTCGAGGACAACCTTTGACGACAGGGATGAGGCATTCTACGACACTAGTGGGTTCTTCGACTAGGAGAGAAGGTGCTCAACCTCCCTGGACTCAAGCGGTTCCAGCTGCCGCTTAACGGCGGTGTAGACGAGATGTCCCCGTCTGATGGGCTGGCCATTGAAGATGCCGTGTACATGCGGAACTTCCGCCTTAGCCAGGACGGGAAGCGGGTCGAGAAGCGCCTTGGCCTGACTGAGGAATCCTCGTTCGGTGATCACGACGTATACGGGTACGCGACATACTTCGACTCGAGCGCCCAGTTCTGCCAGATAGCAGTCCTCGACAGCGCCATCTACAACAAGGTGTCGTCTGGGGCCTGGACCAGCCTGTATTCATTCCCCACGGTCCTGGACCACCCAACAAATATCATCGAAGCCCAAGGGAAGAAGTTCATCATCACCGAGAAGGGCAGCAGGATGATCCATAGCGACGGAAACTGCTACCAAATCGGGATCGATGCGCCTACAACCATCCCCTCTGCGGCCCCTCAGTACACGTCTGCGGAGACGCTGGTCGTACACGAGCACTTTGCAGACCTGGATGACTGGGTTGACGAGGACTCTGGAACCGGGGACTCCTCCCTATACACATCAGATCCAGACTCAGAGGTTGGTCCAGACGCCGACACGAAGTATCTAAGGCTGACAACCGGGGCTGAATCTGGCACTACTTACGCCCAAAGGCACCTGACTCCCACAGATTCCATAGGAAGCAAGTTCACCGTAGAGTTCCCAGCCTACTTTAAGAGTATCGGATCCCAGGGGACTGGGCCAAACGAGAACGATGCCTTCTTCCTGAACGTGTTTACCGGGTCTTTCCACCTCAGGGTCATGTTCAGCGTAGGTGGGGTGACGATCCTTGACGGTCACGATACCCCATATGATGCAGCGGGGCTCGTCGGGTACAGCGGGTTCGATACCTGGAAGTTCTACGTCGACGCTACTGATGTTTCTCACGCTACGGTCAAATCATTCAAGAACGGGGTCCAGCTCAGAGAGATCGAGGGTATATACGGATCGTCTTCTGCCAGCGCTGCCGTATATCTTTCACAGCGCAGGAACACAACGGAACTTTCTACCCCTCCTGATGTATATATTGATTCTATTGTTATATACAATATAAGTACAAGCTCCCAACCCCTGGTTGGTACACACCTGTATGCCGTCACATACTTTAGGGGAGGTGACTACGGGTGTGAAAGCCGGGCCACGAAGTCCTATATCGGGGCCGTTACACACGACGGATACGGTCAAGACGGGACGCTTGTGGTTACCGGGACTTATGCCAATACCCAATCGGCATCTGTACGCATATGGGTTTCAGCCACCGATGGCCTTGGAACAGATACAGTCCAAATAAGCTACGATGGAGGTGACAGTTATGTTGCGGAACTCAAGATGTCTTCTGTTATGTATATTAACTATGGTCTCATCCTTACATTCACAAACACGACAACGAACAATTACGGTGAATCCTGGTCCTTTGATTGCACCGTCTGTTCAGCCGATCCAACCAGTCAACAGGTTTCACTTACGTCCATTCCCATATCACCAGATGCGCAGACCACAGGTAGAAACATTTATCGTACTACCTCCGGTGGATCCCAGTTCTACTACCTTGCTACTATCAACGACAACGTCACAGAAACATTTGTTGATAGCATCCCCGACACCCTTCTCGGAGCCCTGCTCGAGGAGGACCACTATGTATGCCCCGATGGCAAGTTCTCTTGTTATTGGGATGATAGGCTCTGGGTATTCGATCATACAGAATGTCTCGGCTACTACTCCAGGATCAACGAGCCAGAGCATTTTAATACCGCTACAGGGTGGATCGCTATCAGACGCGGTATACCTGGAGATGATATTACTGGAGTTATCCCGTATAAGGACTCGATCTACGTCTTCAAACCGAATGCCATCTTCGTAATCCAGAAGAACAGTCTCCTCTACGGGGTGTACCAGCTCAACAACGATGTCGGTTGCATCTCGCCTGGTACGCTGGTAGAGGTGAATGACTATCTGATGTTCCGCAGCTACCGTGGGATTGAGGTCTACGACGGCCAGAACGCTTACAGAACAGACTTCTCTATCCCTGTCCGCAAGACCGTCAACTCGGCAGTCAACACGAGTAACGATCTTAATGTGGCTGCACACAACAAAGAATACAATGAGGTGTGGTTTACATTTAACGACAGGACGACTGGCGGAGCTGCAACTGTAGTGTGGAACTACCTAAGAAACAAGTGGTATACATTTGCGTTCACGCACCTGCCGTCCTGCCTTTCCGTATGCCGTGATTCCACCAAGAAGAACGTCCTGAAGATGGGTAGCCGGGCAGGGTACGTTTACCTATGCGACTCCGGGTACCTTGACGGGGCCAGTTTGATCCCCGCGACCTACAGGAAGGGCTGGGTGGATCTCGAGAAGCACGGAAACCTCAGGCGCATAGACGTAGAGTACGAGCTAAACACCGGATACACGCTGACAGCCAACGTCTACGTGGATATGGACAAGGATGTTTTCAGGACCTACGCCCTGACCGGGGTCACCCCGTCGTCCACAGACAGGGAGTACCGGCGTCCGATCATCGAGAAGTTCGAGGTCGGCGGTAGGGCCAAGTGGTTCTCTATCGAGTTCACGAATGCGGAGGAACTTAACGCTCCGCTGAAAATAAACGATTGCTTTATGTATGTGAGGCAGGATGTTCACAAGAACAAAAAGTACTCCGACTGACACCAGGATGAATCCGTTTGATGATCCTGCGTTCAGGCCGAAGCAGTCGTCTTTGGCATCTCCTGAGCTGCGGAGACAAGTCGAGACGATCATTGATCGGTACGCCACGGCGGCAGCCAGCGCGGAGTCTTCCTCGGACACGACCTCTGGTAATCCACATTTGCCGGAGGGTGGTGAGCCCATGGACGTTCTGCAGATCAACACAGCAGGCGAGCCGTCATGGCTCAGGAAGCTCACTGTATCAGACTCCCCGCCCAGTAACGACCAGGGCGAAGATGGGGATGTCTGGATCGAAACCTAGGAGGAACTATGGCTAGTTTTCTGTACACGACATGGAAGGCACAGTGCATGGAAGGGACCGTCCCGCTGGAGATCAACAACCTGTACGTTATGCTCATGCAGAGCACGTACACCACTGTCTCCGCTGCCGGAACGGCCCATGACTTCCGCAACGATATCACGACCTACGAGGTCACGGCCGGTGGCACGACTGGCTACACTACAGGCGGCGTTTCTATGGGGGTTACTGCCGCCAACACCGTTACCTACGACCTGACCAACAACCTCGGATCGTGGGATTCGGCAGATGTCAGCTGGGCCAGTGCCTATATCACGGCCAGGTTCGCGGCCGTATACAAGTCCACTGGGGCGGCTACCACGGATCCGCTGGTCTGCTGCTTCGACTTCGGACAGGACTACACGGCATCCAACGGCACGTTCACCATTCAGTGGTCAACGTCCGGACTCATGAGATTGAGCTAATCATGGAAAAGCCCGACATTCCGCCTACCGATACAAAGGGCAGCGACGAGAAAGAGGGAGAGAAGAAGCCGGAAGCCACGGAGAAGGCGGTCTCCATAAGCGTTACGGTTCATCCGGAACCGATTTCGGCTTGCTTCTTCCCTCTTAAATAACGGCTCGTTGCTGAGCGGAGGTTTTATGCCGTCTATCGTCATCGGTCTACCAGTCCAACGGGGACAGCTGGAGCCGGAATGTTTCCACTCGCTCCTTGCAGCGAGAAGGCATTTATACGAGCACCAGATCAACCACAACGTCCTGTCCAACGAATGCTCGGTCATCTCTGCCGGGAGGAACTCTGTCTGTCAACAGTACCTAAACGGTACGCAGGCTACCCATTTGATGTGGATCGACTCAGACATCCAGTTCCCTGTCTACGGCATCACCAGGCTGGTGGAGCGAGACCTAGACATTGTAGGCGGCGTCTATTACCACAAGGGCGAGTTCTATACGCCCACGATCTACAAGCTCAACGAGAACGGCCAGTTCAGGTGCTACGCTGAGTTCGACGAGCTTGAGAAGCCGTTCGAGGTGGATGGGATCGGGACGGGGTTCCTGCTCATCAAGAGGGCCGTCCTGGAACAGTTCACCAGGCCTGTCACGAGCGATCTTGGGACACCGTTTGGCTTCGGGTACTCTCCTAATGGCGTAGAGGAAGGCGAAGACCTGGCATTCTGCCGTAGGGCTAAGTCCCTGGGCTACAAGATCTGGGCTGACCCCACCATTCCGCTTGGCCATGTCGGGAAGATCGCGTACAAGAGGGAGAACTTTGTCACGGAGATGAAGTTCCAGGGCTGGAAGAAAGATCGGGAGACCTACGATAACCAGATCGAAGGGTGGATGACCAAGAGCGAGCTTAACTGGCTTCACGATACAGCCAAGGAGATGGACAACGTCGTAGAGGTAGGGTCATGGAAGGGGCGGTCCACCCACGCCCTCCTGACCGGGTGCAAGGGTTCTGTGTATGCCGTAGATACATGGAAGGGCAGCAGTGAAGAGCTGGCCGGGCCGCACGTAGAGGCCACAACGACTGAGATCCTGCCTCAGTTCCTGGCCAACGTGGGCCATTTTGAGAACCTCAGGACAATGGAGATGACCAGTCTCGAGGCGGCCAGCCTGTTCGAGGACAAGTCGGTAGACATGGTGTTTATCGACGGTGCACACGACTACAAGAGCGTCAAGGAAGACATCGAGGCATGGATGCCGAAGGCCAAGAAGCTCTTGTGCGGCCACGACTGGCAGTGGCATACGGTGCAGGAAGCGGTGACAGAACGGTTTGGAGAACCTGATCTAATCGATTCCATCTGGATAAAGAAGATCGGTGACACGAAAACGGCCGGTGCGGCTACTCCTGGGAGGGTAGAATACCTATTCAGATGCGGGTGATAGGATGGCCCTGTTTTCGTGCAAGCGCCATGTGCGCGTTAAGCCAAAGTGGCCAGATAGCGTAACCAGCATAACGATCCCTGTTGGTTTTATAAGCGCTAGATTCAGCCAGCCGACGCCGATTATTTCCATTGGCGCAGGTCGGCCTGACATAGGGGCCTACGAATACCA